GGAGGTTCCTTGACTAATGACCTTCCTCCACTCACGAACCATCTGCCAACCCACTCCATCAAACACCGGTGCCGATTGGCCAAACCTCACCTCTTCAATAACATCAGTTGCACGTTCCAGAGCCATTTCATGGCCAGAAACAAAGAGAGCAGCTTCGGCAAAATCGCGGACAACCCGATGGGAAACGTGACGTGGCAAGAAGAGAAGTGCATTATCGCCGTCAACAAGCGTGTCCCACTCCTCCACATTTAGGTAAGACAACGACGCCATGACGATAGCTAACATGACAATGGAGTTACCCATGCCAGTGTTAAAATCTCCGCTTGCACGCCCCCCATCGCGCGCAAACCGAAGGCCACTTGTGGTGACCCCTTTGTTTCTCAGTTGATGGGACAATGCTTCGCGTAACTCTGGATCCCGATACGCTGCATTGTAAACAGACTGTTCTCCCCTCAACTGCTGGACGAGCAAATGTGCCTCAAAGGCGCGACCGTCCACTTCAAACACCACGCAATCACGAACGGTACCAAACTTTTTGACTATCAAATTGGCACGTTCAACCGCGTTCAACCCCTTGGCAACAACCCTGGAATTTCCGACACCACCAACAGCCCCAGACTTTAGGTTTCCCCAAAGCCAATGCTCGAAGGGCTTCAGCCAAGACGCAATATGCAGATTGTACCTAGGTGACCTCGGGAAAATCAACCTAGGCTTCGCGACATTCTGCACATTCCTCTTCTCAGCCTTAACGAATGATCTAAGCTTGTAGTCCGACGAGCGCAACGGACCTTCAAGCATCAACGAATCATACGCGTTGAGGTATCTCCTGCGCAGAGCACCCTTATAAGATTGCGCAGTTTCCAGGTAGCCCCATCTACTACCGCGATATTTCCTGGCCACAGCTCGAAGCCGCCCGAAAGCAGCCTCAAGCTGTGCGCAGCCAGGATCACCCGGCATGGGTGTGGGGCCGAGAGCACGCTTCGCAAGGGCCACGTACTCGTTGTGCCAACAAACGCCATGGACGCAAGGAACCCAAGTCCCCGGCACGCCCACGACCATGGCTGTTTGCAGTGACCTCTTGTTCATACCGCAAGCGACCGCACCGCTAATGTCGAGATAGGCGTCACGTCGCAGAGGGAGAGGTGTTGTCTCCCCAACGCACACGCCATCAACGTTACGGCCGCTTACCTATGACAAGGGGCGAAGAAGACTGGGAGCTAAATTTCGTGCCGCCATGCTGGCCATCTTTTCAGGCCCAGAAACCATGGCGCCAAGCACGAGAGATCCGTGAATGCCCAAAGACGCGTCAAGCCAACGCATCTGTACCTTGTTAACCCACTGAAGGGCCCTAAAACGAAGGGACATTAACAGAACCGGATCGCGAGGTCGAAACCCCGCGAAACAACAAAGCTCCGCAACGAGGGAAGGGAAGATGGTCAGCCACGAACCATCTTGCAGCTCGAGATGGAGGAAAACCTCCTCTCCCCCCTCTTCTCCACCACGCGGACAGGTACCTCCACCAAGTACCCTTGCCCCGTCCGCAACCAATGTTTTCATGGCAGAAACAGCAGTTGCATCCATAGTAGAGGGGAGGTCTGGTGTCCACCGCCCTCTGAAAACTTCAGCAACAATACCACGTCTGCCACCGAATCGCTGCTGAAGCGCAGCAACCCATCGGGAGCGGGGTCGGAGCCTGGACGCCGTAGCGCCCGTGACACCTCTCGGTGCCACACCTGCGACTTCCCTAGGTTGTCCAAGCCTAGGCAGTGTAAATTGTCGAGACATCAGCAAGTGTCGCAGCACAACTGCTGATGGGCCGATCACCAACGAAAGGGTAAAGAATAGCAACCGCATCTGTGACCTGATGCGTGCCAAACCTATCCAGGTCGTCGGCAATTTAACTCCTTTCAGGC